GCGATTTTAAAGAGGGCTTTGGAAATTTAGTTGTGTTAAGAGCAGGCGAATATAAGGGCGGACTTTTTTGTTTACCACAATGGAAAGTAGCAGTTGATATGCAAAACTGCGATTTATTATTGTGCGATGTTCATCAATGGCATTGTAATACACCGCTTGTTGGAGATGGAAAAAATTTTAGAAGATTTTCTTTGGTTATGTATTATCGTGAAAATATGATTAAATGCGGTAGTTCTGAAGAAAACTTAGAATATGCTAAAAACAGGCAAGCAGGCGAATCTATATATGCAAACTAATCTATATTGTGTGAGTTACAAAAGGGCTCATACACTTCCAGAAATGGATTCTTTCATTAGAGAAAATGCTATTTTTTGTATTTGGAAAGAAGAAGAAGAAGAATATAAAAAGTATGGAGCTAAAAAGTTTATTTTTGGTCAAGGTTTATTAGACCAAAGAAACCAAGCATTACAACACGCTTACGAAGAAAACGCTAACTGCGTTCAAATAGATGACGATTTAGTAGAAGTAAGAATTAATAATTTTGATGGTAAAAAGGGAGATTTAGTATCTTTTGAGGAAGCTTATAACGATTTTATATCCTTTGCAGAAAACTCAAAAGCCAAGTTAATTGGTATGCCACCGACAAATAATCCGTTTTTTGCTAAAAAAGAAGTCCAAAACAACGCATTCTGCATCGCTTCGTTTATGTTAGCGAAACCAACCTCACTTAGATTTGATGAAAATTTAAGCTTAAAAGAAGATTATGATTATACTTTACAACACATAAAAGAGTATGATTTAGTTCAAAGGTATCAGAAATATTTATTCACATTTAAACATTACTCTAATACAGGTGGAGTAGTTGATTATAGAAACGACGAATTAGAAAATAAAAATATGATGTATCTTTTAAAAAAATGGGGTGGGGCTTTAAAAATGCACCCTAAACGAAAGAACGAAGTATTATTTCAAAGAAGTTTACATAAATACCTGTAATAACAGGGAATTAACAGGGAAATGGCAAAATTTAAAAAAGGGCAAAGCGGTAATCCAAAAGGGCGTCCAAAGGGCACTACATCTATTGCTAATTTAATTAAGAAGATAGGTGCAGAAAACATATCAGCTAAAAGCGAACACGATAAATTAGAGTTTATTATGCGTAAGGTTTTTGACTTTGCTGTTCAGGGCGAAAGTTGGGCAGTGCATTTTATAGCTGATAGATTAGAGGGCAAACCAAGACAAGTTGTAGGAATACAAGATGTATCTGATGAGCCAATAAAGGTTTTTGATTTTGATGAAGTGGAAAATTGATGCTTCAAGAAAAGAAATATTAAGCGACGGGAGTCGTTATAAAGTTTTAGTTTGTGGGCGTAGATGGGGCAAAACGTTTTTTTCTATGCTATGGCTAATGCAAAAAGAATTAAAGCCCGATGAAAGACGTTGGATTATATACCCAACATATCGTCAGGCAAAAATGGTAGCTTGGAATATACTTAAAAGAATATTTCGGGAAAAAAACGCTAAGATAAATGAAAGCGAACTATCTATCACTCTTGAAAACAACGCTAAGATAGAGTTAAAGGGTGCTGATAAAGAGGATAGTTTGCGTGGTGTATCACTAACACAATGTGTCTTAGATGAATACGCTTTTATGAAACCTAATGTATGGGGAGAGATTGTTCAACCTATGTTAGCAGAAACAGGCGGAAAAGCTTTGTTTGTAGGAACACCAACAGGCATTCAAAACCACTTTTACGATATGTTCGTTAAAGGTCAGTCTGATGATAGCGATTATAGAAGTTGGCAATTTACAACTATTGACGGAGGTTTTATACCGCAGGAAGAAGTAGATAGTGCTAAAAAAAACCTTGACGCAATGACGTTTAGGCAAGAGTATTTAGCTTCCTTTGAAACCGCACAAAATAAATGTGCATACAACTTCAATAGAGAAATACACTGCAAAGAATTAGATATTACAACACGTATGTTCTGGGGGATTGACTTCGGTGTAGCTTCTTATATGACCGCAGTTTTAATGTGTGAAAATACAGCAGGCGAAGTATATGTTTTTGATGAAATAGGTTTACAGAACTCAAACACGTTTGAATTAGCAGATAAGATGAAAAAAATTGCACCTGATTTACCTTGTTATCCTGACCCCGCAGGGAAATCAAGAACAAGTAATAGCACTAAGTCCGACCATAGAATTTTACAGGAAGCAGGGTTTACAGTCATAAGCAAGAAAGCCAACCCAACGCAGAAAGATAGATTAAACTCTTTAAACAGAATGCTTGAAGATGCTTCTGGAAAAAGGCGTTTATTTATTAAGCCGTCTTGCAAGAACTTAATAAGAGATTTAGAATTAACAACGTTTGAAAACAATAGAATTACAAAAACAGAAACATTATCGCATTATTTAGATGCATTAATGTATCCTATGGAGTATCGCTATGGATTCAAAGGAAATATGGAAATTATTGAATGGTAATATTTTTATTAGGATTTACAACAGGGATTATAACAACTATTATAGCTTTTATAATCTATGCAGTATATATCCAAAAAGAAGCATATAAAACACAAAGACAATTAATCAATAGAATTAGTGAGGGATTCTGCTATGATGAAAGTTTAGGAGAAACGCAAAAGAGGTATGAATCGTGATTATTTATAATTTAACAGAACAGATGCTACATAATTTACTAATGGAAACTATCCAAGAAAATTATGACAATCAAATGGTCGAGAGAGAACGTTTACTTGACTATTATGAGGGAGTAAACTTAGAACAAGATTTAAAAAAATATTTTAACAGCGAAAGTCTTTCGCAAGTTCCACCTATGTATATCAACCTTGTAAGAAATATTATAAGTCGCAGGGCTTTGGTATATCAAGAAAACCCGATTAGATACAATGATAAATATAATGAAGTTATTGGAGAATTTGATTCTTTTATGAAGCAGTTTGAACAACTTACTTATTTATTAGGAACAGAAGCACTATACACTCATTGGGACGACAATGAACAAAAGCTTAAATATAGACCTATCCACTTTTTTACACCATTTTTTAAACCTAATGAAGATGAGCCGTTTGCTATTATGTATCAGGCGGAAAGTCAAGTTAATGCAAGAAGTGAAGACGCTCAATATATGTTTTGGAGTAAAGATACCGAGGATATGGAGGGAAAACATTTTATGATTAGCAGTAGAGGTAAAATAACTTCTATTGTTCCTGATAATAAAAACCCGTATGGAGATATCTTACCATTTAACATAGCACATAGGCACGCATACACAAGAGATTATTTTAGAGAGGGTGCTAACGATTTAGTAGATGGTATGAGAAGTGTAAATATTTTATTGACAGAGTTAGCATTACACGGAAGATTTATGTTAGGGCAACCATTGTTTACAGGTTTAGATACCGAACAACGTATATCTATGGGGCAAGACAAAGCATTAGTTCTTCCCGAGGGTGCTAATTTTAGTTATGCAAGTCCAAACGCAGATATAAATGGTATGATTGAATCTACAAAGTATATGGTAGATAGTATAGCACAAGCTAATAACGTAAGAATTAATTGGACTGATAAAGGTCAAGAATCTGGGTTATCTAAAAAAATGAGTCAAATAGATTTAATGGACGCATTGAGAAGTGATATAGAACAAATTTATCGCCCGTTTGAAAGAAACCAATTTAAAATAGCACAACGAATATGTGAAGTATCAGGCGGAATAAATATTGATGACCAATTTAGTATAGACTTTGCTGAAAGAGAAGTGCCAATGTCTATGGGCGAGGAAATACAATATTACACCTGGGCTTTTGCTAATGATTTAGAAACAAGAAAAAGTTATTTAAGAAAAAAGAATCCTGACTTACAGGAAGACGAGATTAACGAAATGATTGATACTATTGACGAAGAAGCACCACAACAAGCTGATGAGAATCAATCAATATTAGAGAGATTAGGACAAGAAGTTGGCTGATTTAGGTTTTTATAATAAAGAAATACAAACCATTCAACAACAATTAATCAACAGACTGCAAACAATAGTTCCAGGTATTAAGAAAGCCAAGGGAACAGAATTAATGCAATTAGCTAAGACGATTAATTTTTTTAACGAGATGCGTCGTTTGGGGTATGATGATTTAATTGAAGATGTTAATAAGGCGTTTGAAAGAGAGATAGCTTCTATCTATGCTGAATTAAGCAGTAGGGAGTTAGCAAGATTGCCAATAGCAAGTATTTCTATCGTCAGGGAGTTAAAGAACTTTGAATTAGGTTATTTAACAGGAACTGCAAGGCAATATACTTTGCAATTAAGAAATGCTATGTTAAGGGGTATTATAACAGGGCAAACTAATCGTCAAATTATAAGCGGTTTAAGTTCAAGCTTTGGTGTAGGAACTTTTATTAGTAGTAGTGAAGCTTCTTTTTTGATAAACGATGCTTTCGCAACATTCAGTAATACAGTAAGAGCTAACGCTTTTCAGCAGTTTCCTAATGCTAAATTTACATACATAGGTCCAAAAGATGAAAAAGTTAGACCTGCTTGTAAAGAAGTTTTAAAACTTGTTAAAGAAAAAGGTCCAATGACTATAAGCGAAATTAACGCTTTAAGAATAAAAGGTTTTCAGGGCTTCGGTAGGCGTGGTGGATATAATTGCAGGCACGATTGGGTAAGAGCTTTATGAAGTTATTCGAAGTAGTAAAAACGTCAAACAAATTTATGAAAACGTTGGCAAGTGATATTATAGATATAATTCAGCTTGACGCTTCAAGAGGTAAATTTCAAAACGGCAAAAGCGGTAGGCAATATAGAAGTGAAGCATATAAAAAATACAAAGCCCGTGGTATGACAAGTTTAAGAACAGGAAAAAAATTAAAAGCTTTTGAAAACCAATCAACCGACACCGAAACTGCTTTTGTAAATATGAAATTAACAGGCAGAACATTTAGAGGTATGCGTGCAAGTTCCCGTAAAAATACAGGTATTATTACTTATGATAGGGGAGAGATAGTTTTAGGAAACCAAAAAAGATATGATATTTATGACTTAACTCTTAGCAATAAGCTAAAAGTAATGAGAGATGTAGAAAAATTATATGAAAAAAATATAAAAAAATATACATCAAAAGACATTGTGATTAAATAACAACAGGAGGGCAGTATGTCCGAAGAAAATAAAAACGTAGTAGAAGAACAAGTAGTAGAAACTGCTACAAAGGAAACTAATGTTCCTGAGGGAACGAATAATGAAGTCGGTGGCTTAATTGCAGAAAGCAAGAAGTATCGAACAAGAGCACAAAGTGCAGAAGCTGAGTTGAACGAACTCAAAGAAAATCTTAAACTTCAAGAGAAAAAACAACTTGAAGCGAAAGAGGAATTCAAAACTTTGTATGAATCATCTCAACAAGAACTTGAAGCTTTAAAGCCGAAAGTAGAAATGTTTGAAATGCAGGAAAAGCAAAGAAGAGAACATCTGCTCTCTCAACTTTCAGAAGATGACCAAGAAATATATCAAGACCTCTCAACTCTTAAATTAGAGAAGCACATTGAAAGATTGAGTAAGAATAAAGTGCAAGTATCAGACGCAAAAGAAGTAGTGAGTTCTGGTAAGTTTGCTCAAAATGTCAAATTTGGAGATTTAACCAAAGAAGATAGAGAACAAGCTAAAAAGAATCCTAAACTTTGGAAGCAGATATTAGAGGGTTATAAAAATAACAACTAATTAAACCATTAATCTTTAAGGAGAGTAAATAAAATGGCAGACGGAAATGTAACTAAGACAACCGCCGCAAATTTTATACCTGAGATGTGGAGAGATGCGATTTTAGATTATGCTGAAAGAAAATTTCAGTTAAGAAATCAAGTTTCCGACTTCTCAAGTATGTTAGCAGGCGGTGGGGATATACTAAATATACCTAAGGTCGCAGAAGAAACTGCTGCATCAAAAAGTGCAGGAAGTGCTGTGACATATACTAACAATACAGATGGTGTAAGACAACTAACAGTTGACCAACACTTCTACGAAGCTAAAAGAATCGAAGACATCGTAAGAGTCCAAGAATCAGCTGACTTATTCAACGCATATGCTCAATCAATGGGCTACGCTTTGGCTAAAAAAGTTGAAAGCTATATTGCCGCAACTATTAAAGGTGCGAGTGCAAATAACGTAGGATTATCAACAGACGATGTAATGACTACTGCATTATTTAGAAGTGGATTAGAAAAGCTTCTTGACGCAGGACACGATTACGCTGACGGAGAGTTCTTTATGTATTGTTCACCTAAATCATATATGTCTATGCTTTCATTGGGCGAGTTCACAGAAGCTCAAAAGCGTGGAGATAATGAAAACCCTAATGCTACAGGTAGAATTATTTCTGCTTAT